CACAAGAAGGAATTGGTCCTGATGACATAAGAACGGCTGAACAAGGAAAAGCCCTTACACTTCTAATAAATGAAATTGATTCAACTCTATGACCCAAGAAGAAGCAGAATTTGCAGGGAAACAAGTTCTAAGTCAACTTCAAGAACGCAAGCAAGATCGCCATAAAGATTACAACAGAAACATCTTTTCAATCAGAACTGATGATCTTCTTGCAAAACAAATAAGAACTTATTGCAAAGACAATAATGTTCCTCCC